ACTTCTGCTGCACCTACGCCAGACAAAGTAGGAGTCTCTTTGCGTAATGCTTGCGCCATTGTGTTAATTGTTGGAGCTTCTGCTTTTACTGCTTGCATTGCTGGCTTAATTGCTTGTGCGCCTTGTGCAAATGACGGAATAGCGCCAATATTGCCAATATAAGGAGGCAATTTTGCAGACTCTATAGCGCCACCAATACCTTGCAATACATCCTGACTAACAGGTGAAGTAGGCTGGAATTGAAGTTTATTAGCCAATTCACCACCAGCTTGTTGTGCTTCTTGCACGCCTTGTTGAGTGCCAATATTAGGGCTTGTAATGCCTTTATATGCTCCATAAGCAGCGCCTACAGGCTGTGCAATCATTCCGCTACCAATAGCTGCAGGCACTTCATACAAAGCCTTTAACTTATCAGCCATGCTACGAGGTGCCTCTGCTGGTGCTACGCTACCCCTGTTTTGTGCAGTAATAACGCTTGGCACATCACTAGAAATGTTAGTGCCTTGTGTACGGGCTTGAGGCTTATACAGCTTTTGTGCTTGTGCAATAACAACTTCTTTACTAGCGCCTTCTGGCCCAATAATTGTTATTTCATTGCCGTCAGGGGCAACGACTGTATATTCTTTTTCAGCCATTATTTAACTCTCCAACCACCAGTTTCACCTATGTTTAAAGTAGGCGTAGGCATTTGACGAATTACATTGGCTCCTGGGCCTGCTTGTTTTGCTGGTGTAATCTGATTAACAAAATCATTAAATGTACCTTTAAACCCTTCTGTTTTTGCAAAATTGTATTTAGCAACATCTTCAGGAGTTTTAGGAATAACAGAGCCAATTAATGCAGGCACAAATTCTTTACCGCCACCATAAGTAGAGCCACTAGCCAATGCTAAAGCGCCTTTAGTATCGCCAGCATTAAGTTTTTCCATAATAGCGGCTTGCTCTGCTTGTCTGCCTGTGCGTAACTGCTCTGCTAATTTAGCAGCTTGAGTATCGCCTTGTTTAGCCATGTAAGCGCCAGTAAGCATATTAGCTACTGGTTGCAAATTTTGAAAGAATGAAGTAGGCACATAACGACCACTAACCATTTGGCCTTGTGGCTGTTGTTGACCTTGTTGCATAAGCATTTGCGCCATTTGCTGTTGGCGAGTTAATGCTTGCTGTTGAGCGTAATCTTCTGGCGACATAGTGCCAGCTTGTGCTAAGTTAAGTGCGTCTGCCATAACTATTCCTTAATTATTTGGTAACAGTTGACCATAAGCGCCAACTACGGGCATATTACTAACTGGGCTACCCATTCCCAACTCTTGAGAAGCTAACATTCTGCTTTGCTGTGAATAAGGGTCTGTGCCATATTTTTCAGCAGTAGCTGCTTGTGTCCAAGGCATATAAGCGCCAAACTCATTCATTTTTGCTGCGTCTGCACCTGTTTGTGGTTGTTTGCCACGCAAAGCAGCAGCCATAGCCATAGGGTTCATGCCACCACCTTGTTGACCTGTTTGCCCAGCTTGTGCAACTTGTTGATTTTGTTGAGCTAATGCAGCGTTTTGGTTAGCTTGTTGTTGTGCAATATTTTGAAAAACAGGCATCAATCCCTGCTGTTCCTGTGGGTTAACAGGTTGCATATATGAGCCTACAGTAGTGAAATATGGATTATTCATAATCTTCTAATCAAAGGTAATTTTTCAAAAAATACATACAAGTGTCGCCAGTTTCCTGTGTTAATAACATCAGATTTAGCAGGGTAAAACTCAACAGCATCACAATCAGCAAATCCGCAATCATTTTTAATCTGCTGTAATTCATCCCATTTAATCCCGTCTAAACCATCTTTTCTTTCTACATCTAACCTTACTGCTTGTCCATCTTGAAACGCATAAACCTTAAATTCGTCTGATTCCCATATTGCTAAACTAGGCTCTCCAAAATAAGAATTTATGCTTTCATTTACTTTATTCATTAAAACGCCATTAACGCTGCGCCACCTAATCCCATTAAGCCACTATTCATGCTTTGTTGAGCGGCTTGTTTAGCATTAAAGTCACCCATTTGTGCGTTATAACCCATTTGACTTGCACCTAATAAATCAGCACCACCAGTAGTAGCCTGTTGTGCAGAATTTACAAATGAAGGATTTTGCACTTGTGACCCACTACGCAATGCGCTCAATGTATTGAGTGGCATATTGTATTTAGTCATTTCTTGATTAAATGCTTGTTGATTTGCTTGAGAGCCAACACCAAAACCTTGTGTAGTAGCGCCTAATAACAAGTCATTTTCTTTCATTGCTTGTTGACGCATAGCGTTTTCATACGCTTGTGTGCCTGGCACTACGCCTTGATTTGCTAGTTGTGCTTGAGTAGATTCACGACTTTGTGCAAGTTGTGGCGCAAGGCGTTGCATATAGGCATCTTGGTAAGATTGCCCAGGGTTTATGCCGGTAGAAGGTAAATTAGGGTTAAATGGCTGGCCCATTACATCTTGGACTTGACCTAATTGAGCATTAATAGCGCTACCAAGACCTAAAGATGTTTGATTTTGGTTGTTTAAAAGTTGCTGACCAATATCAGATAGGCTTGTAGTAGCAGTCCATGTAGGGTTGCCGTTAGGGTCTGTACCTGTGATTTCGTAGTTTAAGTTGCCGTAAGGGGTAACTTGGTTTACACGATTGGCAGCAGTAGCAGTCTGAGCCGCAGCAAGATTGCCTGCCGCAGTAGCTTGCGCTGCACCTGTGTAATCTGGGGCTGCTGGCGCACTTGGCGCAGGCCCTAATCCTAAAAATCCACCACCACCCATGTCATTCTCCTCTTGCTGTCCTTAAAGGGCATTTGATGTCGAGCCAACGACAATCTTCACGCCTCATAGCCATAATCACTAAGTCACCATCCATGTGAGCATCTGGGATTTCGGCTATCACTTTAAAACCAAGGTGTCGGTTCAATCTTAGGGCATCTTCATTACTGCCACAAATTTGTCCTAGTATAACGCTAACTCCTAGTTTATTAAAGGGATAATCGAAAGCCGCCCACAACAAATCACGACTCATCCAATTAACCTCATCTACTGCTGCGATGTGCATTTGGCACGCTTTAGGCATAAAACTGCAATACCCAACTACTGCTGCCAATACTCCATCTATTTCCTGCCCAATACATACTGTTTCTGTTGGTAAAGGATGGTTCATCATTCTGACCAACCAATCCCCCATATACTGCTGATTCTCGGTAGTTACTGTACGCAATTACAGCACCCCTCCTCTTTCCATTACATAATCGGTAGAAGCCCAATGTAACTCAATACCTTGGGAAGCTACAGTAAGGTTAATTGAGCCTGTGTAACCAATACCAGTAACACCTTGCCAAATCTTAGTAGTAATCAAACCACCAGACCAATTAGCGTCATCCCATACTGAAGAATCCCATAAACCTACTTCTAATGTTGATGGGTTAAATGAGATTGAGCCTAAGTTATCTACAGGTTGGAAATCGGTGCTTAAACCGCATAAAACGCCTGGCACACCGCCATCAGACTGGAGAATAGGGCGCACTAAGGTAAAGCGCTTTTGTTGCCCTGGAGAGTCAAAATAGCTATATGCTTGTTGTGCCGCAGCATTAATGTTATCGCCATCATCTGCAAAAGCTGTGTAGAAAGAGCCTACATAGCCGTCACCACCAAAATACATACCATTGTCGCCAGCAACTTCCCAACAATAAGCCTCAATACCTGTAAATCTAGCCCAAGATTTAGTAATTGAGTGCATTACATACTGCTCCATACCGCTATTGGTAGGGATAGACAATAAAAGCATATTTTCACTAGCAAAATAGTTAATTTGCCAACCAAAATTGCTATAAAACTGAGTAGCAGCTTGACTTACAGCATAGTAAATCTTGTCTGTAAGGTTAACTCTAGGGTCTAATCGGCTTGATTGCAATGCAGAAGCCAATGGCACTAATCCATCTTGAGTTAGCAACAAGAGGTCGCCTGACCACTTAAAAAAGCATCTACGATTAAATGTTTGGCCTAATTGCCATACGCCTTTTAATGCCCAAGTTTCTGCTGTATCTGGGTCTGTGCCGTTATAGACAATTACTTCACCCATAGATGTTACAAATACAGCATAGTCATCAGCGCCTTGTCCAGCGTCTAATGTCCATGTACCCATTGCTTGCAAATAGCCTGAATTACGGGCAATACCGCCAAAATACAATGGTGAAGCTACACCACCAATAGCATCTACATCGAGATACCAGCAAGTCATGCTGTCTTTTTCGGTGAAATATAGACGATTTTTAAATAGGTTTACATTAATAAATCTGTTTGAATTTACGCCTGTTATGCCAATAGTGGTATAAGTCCCAACTACTGTAGCGTTGGCTGCTGGTGTAGAAGCCATCGTGTATTGGAATGTAGAAGCACCAGTTACATTGATTACATAAGTGCCGTTATATTCGCTTGATGTAGCGCCAGAAATAGTTACTCTGTTTCCATCTACTAAGCCATGAGGTGATGCGGTAGTTAATGTAGCTACTGCGCCTACATGGGTAATACTGCTAATTGTTTGAGCAGTTGTAGTTGTGGCAATGTAAAACCAATCTGTGCCATCGTAAACCATTGTAGGGTCTTGACCATTACAAGCCACTAAAAAATGCCCTGCTTGATTAGTTAAATTAACAGTTTGTAATTTATCACTATTTAAACCATCAAATACTTCAACTGCGGTAGAAGCGCTTGCATCATAAATCTTTGAGCCAGCTACGGCAAATAGCTTAAAACCGCTATTTTCGGTGTAATTCATTAATGTATTAACTTCGCCTACTATTCCTATAGATGACTTTGCATAGCCTTTTCTTAGGGTTACATCGGTAGGAGTAGGAAACCAGTTAATAAGCTGTACGGCATCCGTAGGGGACATATTTGCCAATGAATCCCTAGCGTTCCACCCACCAATAGGGGATGGTACGGAAGTAGTATTAGCAGTAAACTTCTTTGCTTGTCCTAAAATCATAATTAGCTTCCATAGCCAGTATCAGGGATATTAGCGTAGCCAATAAGCACTTTAGATGGATAAGGAGCAAATGAAAGGTTAGAAGCGCCTTTGTCGTTAGCTTTAACAACAGATAAATAACGCTGGTAATCTTGCATTAAAGCGGTAGTGTCAAAAGACTTAACTTGGAAATACTTTAGCTTGGTAGCCAAAACCATAATACGGTCATCGTATACAGTTGTGTCTGTATCGGCTGTAAAGCTATTCTTTACTGTGCCGTCTGCTGCTCTTGCCCATCCCTTGCTACGGTACTCCCAGCCTAAATACTCATTAGTATTCATTGGAGGCCATACTTGGAATTGGTTATCCAGAATACGCCAGCGAATACGAGGGCCAGTTGAGATATAACCAGACTTTAGCCATTGCCATTGTTGGGCATCTTCAGGGCCTAATGCTTCCCAATGCTTTGTTTTGTCCCATTGGGTGCGGTTTGTAATAGTTTCAAAGTCAGCAGGCAAGCTATAAGCTGTTTGGGCTAATACAATAGCGCCTGTGCCTGTGCCTGAAGCCATTTGGGACATGGTAATAACTTGACCAGCTACGCTTACTACTTGCGTATCTTGGTTAATATCATTGCCTGTAATCTGCCATTGGCTTGTTACAGCAGTTAAATCTACGCCATCTTCCACAGTCAACAGCGTAGAGCCATTGACTGCGGTTGC